CCAGTCCCTATCCTGCTTCTCGAGCCAGTCCTCGCAAGCATTCAATAGCATGGTCTCGCCCTGCTTTGTGAACTGATGACCACAGTCCAAGAGGGCCTCACTGAACGCAGAATAAAACTCGTTCCATTTAGCGTTGAATCCTTTGACCTTGGCCATTTCTATTCCCCCTGAGCCTGTTTGATTTCAATCCTGGTGCATTCAATGTTGGAGCGCCAGTCCATGTTTATGTCGCGCACGATCTTTACGACACCTTTGATTTCCCTGCCAGCCTCGGTGTTGATCGTGACTGCGTCATTGATCAGCACCTTCACATTGTTGCCGGGCAGGAAAAGCGTGGGAGCCCTCGTGATGATGGAGCGGGAATATCCCGTTCCGCCTTCTTCGTACAGACAATCGCCTTCGTAGACAGTCTCTCGGCCGATCAGGTTATCCCATTCGTCCTTGGTACCGCCCCGTTCGATAAGGCACTTATCTCTGTACCTAATTGTCATCTGTGACCCCTCCTCATCGGCGTAGCGTTAAACATCTCGTTTCCGGTATCTTCGTCTGCAACTTCAAATCCCCATTTCTTGCGGAGGGCATCTCCCAAGTTCTTGTACCGCGCACGGTCGTCCTTGGTAATGATAAACCCTCCGCGAGAATTGCGGACATCGCCGACTTGTTCAGTAAAGCCGCCGCCGGCGAAAACTCCCAACACCGAATAGTAGACGGTCGAAGACGCATAGTCCAGTCGCATCTGGAACACTTCGTCCTCGTCATGGTCGTCGACATCATCATCGACATCCAGTTTCTCAAGGCCGACCTCAATGGGGCTCCTCGCCGCTCTCGCGACGACATTCTCCTGCAGGTCGAGCCCAGGGACCAAACTACGCAGATATTCTTCGACAGTCATACTCTCTTCGGTTTACTTCGTGTGAAGGATGTACATGTCACGAGGGCGGGTAGGCACGCAGAGGACGGTCAGTTCGGAAACCCAGTCCTGAACCTTGGTGCGGGCGTCGTAGCGGTACTCGATGATACCGTGGCCACCGAAGATGGTAGCGGAAATGGCGCTCGGGTCCGGACGGAGCGGAACCACGTTCTTCTTGATACCAACCTTGCCAGACGGGCGGAACAGGTAGGTGTTCACGTTGAAGGCCTGCAGTTTGTTGCGAACGAGCTTCTTCGTGCTCTTGTCCCAAACCTCGACGCCGCAGACGGTCTTGTTGTAGATCACCTCGTCAGCACCGGAGACACTCTTGAACGCAGCCTTGATGGCGTCGTCAGAAGCGGCAGCAGCAACAGCGGCAGCGGTAGCCTTAGCGGCATCGCTGACACCGGCCGAAATCAGCAGAGCGGGAGCGATAGCGTAGCCGAGAGCGACCTGCCACTTACTGTGCTTCATGTCCTGGAAGAAGGAGGTCTCATTCACCTCAACGGTGACGGAACCGCCGTTCAGCTTGTCCTTGAGGTCGCGGACGCGGGTCTTGACGTCGTTGACAGGATCGGATTCGGAGCCTTCGGAGGTCTTGTCATCGTTCGTGAACCAACGGGCGTCGCTGGTCAGAGTGGTGATGTTCGCAACCGGGATCTGAGCGGAGAACGTGATGTTCTGGATACCACGAGGGTTGTTCGTGTCGGTCAGCGTGACGGATCCCGTAGACTTCATCTGTCCCACCTGGTAAGAGATGGAGCCGATGTGGGCATCCTGAATCTCGGACAGGCCGCCGAAGAGCAGCTTGGCCAGGTAGTTCTTGATGCTTTCGCCAGGGGACTGGTTCATGAAGGTGGCAGCGACATTGAGGTTCTGCAGCACGATCAGTTCCTTGCGATAGTCGTTCTCGCCCAGGATCCAGCGGGCTTTCTGGCGAGGGATCGAACCGGTCAGGGTGTTGAAGCCCTTGGTTCCGATAGGAATCGGCTCGGAGTTGAGGTCGACATAGGTCGCCATGACCTTGATCTGGTCTTCGGCCTCGAGCATTTTGTACTCGAAGTCAATCTGAGGGGTATCCCACTCTTCGAAGCCGATCTCGTTGAGGTTCTGGCTCTCACGACGAGAGAGAACCTGAATGTAATACGCCATAAAGGCGGCGGACGAAGTGATGCCGTTCGAGGCCATCAGCGTGTCCAATCCAAAATACTGGTTCATAGTTCTTACTCGTTTACGAAGGTGATGTTAGTCAGATAGGGCAGATATGCGGCCGGGACGGCAGCGATGCGGTCGGCGAGGACCTGGCCCTTGGTTACGACGGTGCCGGTAGCGCCGACATTGCCGATGTAGACTTCCTCATAGAGGAGACCGGTGGGGTACAGAGGGGCCTTGCTGGAGCCGGCAGCGCTTGCCATGACGAGGATGTCGCCATCGGACAGTGCGCCGAGAGAGTTGGCGGTAATGGTGAAGGTGTACTCACCCTCATGGTCACCCGAGCCGACGGAGGTCACTGCGGGGAGTTTCAGCGCCTTGGCGATGAGGCCATTGGAGCCGATCTTGCCGACGATCATGTCTTTAGCCGGGTCAACTGCGCCGCTAACGGACTTCAGCACAACAGAGGTGCCCTCTGCGGTGACAGCGCCGACAACCTCGAAGGTTTCAAGGATGGTCGCCTCTGCGCCCATCTTCGCGACGTTGACCGGGGTGCCGGCAGGAATCGTGGAGCCCTGCGGATAGCCGTTCAGCGTGCAGCCTGCGGGATAGAGCTCGTCAACAAACAGCCAAGTCGGCACTTTGTTCACGGGGTAGTCCTGCGTGGACTTGTTGAAAGTGTTACCGTAGTTTTTCATAGTTTAAAAGGTTAAGATTTACTTCTTTTCCTCGGGAAGCAAACCTTCGCCCTCCAGATACTTAGCCTGGCCCGAAAAGTCGAAGTCGCCTTCTTTTTTCGGATCCGCATCGAACGGCTTCGTCGCGTCAACGCCGCGCCGTTTGACGGCAGCGTTGAAATACTCAGTCGCCTTTGATGTCAGCTCGTCGGAGGTCATCTTGCTCCCCTTCGCTTCGTTCAGCTCGGTAATGCGGAGCCATGCGTCATCGGCCTCGTCCTTGAACTTCGTGGTCCACTTGTTCGCGTAGAAGGTCTCCTTAGCAACAGTGCTCGCTTCCTTAGCTGAATTCTGCTGTTTGTAAGCATCGAATGAATCCTGGATGGGCTTAACCGCCGCTTCGACCGCATCAGCGACAATCTTGGCGATGTCGGGCTGTTTGCTGGGGTCGGGGTCTGGTTCGTTTTTCTCGTCCTTCTTCTCTTCGGGATGCTTTGCCTTGTAGTCGTCGTGTTCGCGCTGCAGGTCGGTCCGTTTCTGGATCTCCGAGTCGCGCATCTTCTGCAACTCCTTGGCGATCAAGTCCATCGTAGCAAAGTCAGAAATCCCTGCTTCAATGTCCTCATCTTTGGTGACTGTCTCTTCTTTTGCTGAGGCGATCCGGTCCCAAGCCTCGTTGCTCAATCCAAAGCTCTTGTACTTCGTCTTAAGCGCGTCTGCAATTTTCTTTTTCATAGCTAATTTCAGAAAGATTTGCCACAAATATACAAATTTTTCACATAAACAAGAAAAGCGGCACAATAATTGAATATCATGCCGCCATTTTTCTTAATTCTGGATTGACTTTCCCGGAGCTTGGTTTGTCACATTAGCCGGATTGGCCTTCGACTCATCAGCGCCGTCGTCTCCAGTATCAACGCCGTACTTCGCCTTTGCTTTCGCCGGCGCTTCAGCCTTCATCGTGAGTTCATCCTCCCACTCCTTGTTAATAACCTCATAGTCGCCCTTGTACTGCAGGCCGAGCTCATTCATGGCCGCCTTACGGGACAGAACGCGGGCGTACACCTTGTCGAGAACAATCTTCGTCTGCTCCTGCTCATTTTGTGGCACCCATACAGATTGCCAGACCGATGTGCGCAGGTCGGCAAACTTACCTACATCGCCCTCAATCTTTCCGACCAGGCGCTTGAACACCTTTACCATATGGCGGACGGGCTTAACATAGAAAATCCAGCGCTGCTGCGCCCATTCGATTTCCGGGCGGAACAGAATCTTTATGCTCGTGCTGGAGTCCGAGCCTTGCTTGAGGATTTCCGGTTCGATGATGGCTGTCTGCGTGCTGCGGATAATATTATTGTTAAGCTCCTTGAAGTGGATGGTCGCAATGTTACTGGCGTCTGGCGGTGCGGCAAACTTAACATCGCTGTGTGCGAGGCTGTCGGAGCTGCCCTTGATGCCGATCGTCTTGCCGTTTATCTCGCTTGGAGGAAGGTTCGTTACCTTCTCGGCCTTCACGACAAGAATCGGATAGGCCGTGTCCTTCACTTCGTTCGCCACATAAGATGCGGCATTTTCGTGCGCCTCAATCGTTAACTCCGCCGGACCCCAGCTCACATCCGGCACCCAGAAATAGGTAAACTGGCAAAGGTCGTCGCCGACCTGGCTGACAGTCCTGCGAACCAACGTCCATCCATCCTCGCTCCGCTCCGTAAGTTCCGAAGACGCGAACCTTTGACGGAGGAATTCGAAGAGCGTAAGTGCTTTCTCCTCGTTCGGCTTAGCGTGGACCCAGGTCTCAAATTTCTTGTTCGAGATGATATCGCAATATTCCTGGCCGTCGTTCCAGTATTGAATATAGTAGACGGGGTTGCCCTTTTCGTCTTTCTGTGGATAGATAGTGTGCCCCTTCTCGGTGGCGTATACCTCGTACTCGATGTCGCCGTCATCGGTCTGTTTCAGGAGCAAACCGGAGTCACCGGCATGTTCCGCGTAAAACACGGCCTCCGCGTATGCATCGCGCAGGCCGACAGAGTCCATCCACGACAGCAGCGTCTCGTAGGTATCCTGATCCTTCGTTTCGTTGGCCAGTTCGAAACCACCATCTCCAGTGAGGTGCGCAATCTTGTTTCCGCAGATAAACTGCTGCCAGCCGAGCGCAACGGATTCGAGCTCATCATAGCCGACAATGGCCCATTCGTCTTCGCCCTTGTCGTTCTGTTTTCCGGTCTTTTCCCAAATCGGACGGGTAGACATGTACTTTGAGTTGATGGGATGTGCTGCCGGAGAGAGCTCATCCAGAAAGTCGGACGCCGTCAACTCGACAAACGCGTCGGTTGCGGACCGGCCGGGGAGCGGCTTGTAGTTCATCCGGAACACGCCGCTCGCGTTATCCGGATGCACTCTGCGCACCCAGGGCTTCTTCTTGAAGTTAGTTGAAATGTTCATAGTAATCGCGATTATTTATGAAATATACACCCTGGTGCGTCCACCACGGCGATAACTGTTAAAAAGTCCATCATATGCGTCGTCAGGCACCTCTGGCGACGGCTGCTTCTTCGGACGGGCGTCTAGCTCGAATATGGCTCGTAGGCAAATTGAATCCATAAGGTCCGGAGAGTTCTTCTGGTGTGAAGCCTTGTAAAGGTCCTTGCTCTTATAGAAGATGCGCTTGTTCTTTGTCTCAGCAGCGAACAAATCCATCTCTGTGTACAAAATGTCAATGAGCCTCTGCGTCGCCCCCTTGCGCCCGTACTTAATCTTCGTGTCGGGGTCGAGGCTTGTGCTTATCTTTCCTGTCTCAATA